CGTATTACTTATCTATCAAAATAGCGCAGGATCGCACGCCCGTGCTTAAAGCCCTGTATGAAGAAGAATTTGATAAAGCGGCGGTTGAAGATCGAGATAGAGCTTCTTTTACAATACAACCTGGATATGCTGGTTTGAGGTTTAATAGCTGATGAGTAAGTTTTCCACAGGAAAATACGCATTAGGTGTTTCTGATCGCAGCGGATTTGTGTATCGATTAAACGACATGAAGCTCGAATGGACAGGCTCCTTAGTAGGAGCCGACGAATGGGAAAAGAAACAACCGCAGCTTGATCCCAGAAAGCACATTATGGACCCACAAGCTTTGCGGAATCCCCGACCTACGACACCTAGTGTGTTGTCTATCTATGTAGGGGTCCCGTTAGTTGAAAACCCTAATCTAAGAAACTTAACCGCTTTTGGGTTTGTAGGCGATGTTACGGTAACTACCGTCGAAAGTGGCGTTACGGTTAATTTGACAGGGGTTTCTGCCGCGAGTGCGGTAGGTTCGGTCACTGCTGCACCCATTACGGTTTTTGCGGTTACCGTAGCTAATCCAGGCTCGGGTAATAAATATTACATAGACGGTGTGCAACAAGCGACACTGACCTTGAACGAAGGATCTACATATAAGTTTGATCAATCTGATTCTTCTAATGGTTCTCCGACTCATCCGCTGCGGTTTTCAACAATAAGCGACGGTACATGGGGAGGGGGCTCTGAGTATACAACAGGTGTCACCACCAACGGGACGCCTGGAACTGCTGGTGCTTATACCCAAATAGAAGTAGCGGTTGGTGCGCCTACTTTATATTATTATTGTACTAACCACTCAGGCATGGGAGGACAGGCGAATACGCCGTAAGCTTATGAATAGTCGAGTTAATTTAGGTGCAGCTTGTCCTTTACGAATGAATAAAGGCGGTGAAGCTAAAAAATCAAAAGTTAATGAGGCTGGAAATTACACTAAGCCTAGTATGCGTAAGCAACTGTTTAATAGAATAAAAGCAGGTGGTAAAGGTGGTAATCCTGGTCAGTGGTCAGCAAGAAAAGCACAGATGTTAGCTAAACAATACAAGGCTAAAGGCGGAGGGTATCGGAATTAATGGCTCTTAAAAAATCGCAAAAGTCTTT